GCAGCAACAAGGGCAAATGTAAACACAAACACACCAGGAGAGCATGAAAATGTGTATTGCATTGATTGCATTGATTGCATTGATGCATTGATTGCATTGATGCATTGATTGCATTGATTGCATTGATGCATTGATTGCATTGACAAAAATGAATTGAGAGATGCAATTCATTTTTGGATAAATTCGTTGATCGTTGAACGCTGAACGCAATGGGTTGGGTTTGGGTTTGCAGAGTGCCTTAATGCTTGCGGTTCTTGCGGCTCTTCGTCTTCTTAAGTTCGGAAATGCGAACGGCGCCGAACTTGCCCTTCTTGGCAGTCCAACCGTGCTTCTCTAAACGCTTCTCTCTTTTGGCGGTGGCGTGCTTCTTGGCGCTCACGATGCGGCCGTGCTTGTTCATGAGCAGTTTCTCTTTGGTGAGACCCGGGGTGCCATCAGTTTTGTAAGCGGTGCCGTGAAACACTTGGGCGCGAGAACCGCGCAGCAACTCGAACTTCTTGCCGTGGATGTGATAAAACCCGTCGGCCGAACGCGTGTGATTTCCCATGATTGATATTGATTGTGTTTTATAGTTTAACTAAAGAAAAAAAAGAAAACGACAAACGACACAATGAAACATTTTAACATTTTGTGCATGCATTCCATTCCACCATTCAATTCAATTAAATTGATTCCGAATGGGTTGGCCGTATCCCGCCGGCGCGCCCGTCCAACTTTTATACACGTTCAATGGACGGTTTGCTTGAGTGAACGAATCGTTGCGTTGGGCCGTTGCGGTGCGAATGATAGTGCTAAATACTTTGTAGTTGACCAAGTCTGGAACGACCGCACCGCCGCTGCTCGTTTGAATCAACTTCTTGTTGATCGTCTGGTACTGGTAGCACCTGCATTTTTTCAGTGAATAGTAATTGTAGCCCGACATTTGATTTTTATTTTGTTTTTAGTTTAGTTTATTGTCATGTAATACATTGACACATAATTTAATAAAAAAATTGAATTTGCTTAAAGCCAATAAATGAATATCATGCATCCCCTTTATTCCATTACATTAGAACAATGGCCTCAACCGATTTATCAAGCAAGTATCAGAAAATGACGGACATGGAGCACATTTTGAAGAAGCCCGACACCTACATTGGCTCCATTCAGCTGACCGAATGCACCGAATACACGACCGTGAGCTCTGGAGGAGCGGAGACAAGCGGAGCAGAGGTGAGCATCGGCTTGGCGACGTTCACGCACATTCCCGCGCTCTACAAGTTGGTGGACGAAGGGCTCGTGAACATGCGCGACCACGTGATTCGCCAGGCACAGGCAATCAAGGACGGCAAGCCCGACGCGCTCCCCGTGACGTGCATTGAAGTGGAAGTGGATGCCGCGACCGGGATTGTAACCATGACCAACGACGGCAACGGCATTGACATCGCGCAGCACCCCGAGCACAAGATGTGGATTCCCGAGATGATTTTCGGGCACCTGCGCACCTCCACCAATTACGCCGAGGACAAGAAGGAGAAAATCGTCGGCGGGAAGAACGGGTTCGGATTCAAGCTCGTGCTCGTGTGGTCCACGTGGGGGTCCGTGGAAACCGTGGATCACGTGCGCGGACTCAAGTATACCCAGGAATTCAAGGCGAATCTGACCGAGATTTGCCCGCCAAAAATCACGAAATGTTCTTCTAAGAAGCCTTACACGCGCATCTCGTTCCGCCCCGATTACGCGCGCCTCGGCATTGCCGGGCTCACGCCGGACATGACGGCGCTGTTCACGAAGCGCGTGTATGACATCGCCGCCGTCACGGACCGCAGCATTCGCGTGAAGTACAACGGCGGCGTCGTGCCCGTCAAGGATTTCAAGCAGTACATCGGCCTCTACATCCGCCCCGAGGTCAAGCGCGTGTACGAGGCGCCCTCAGAACGCTGGGAATACGCCGTGTGTCTGACCAACACGGACGAGTTCGCGCACGTGTCATTCGTGAACGGCATTTGCACGTCCAAGGGCGGCAAGCACGTGGAGTACATCATGGGCCAGCTTTTACGCAAACTGGCGGCGTTCATCAAGACCAAGAAGAAGGTGGATGTGAAGCCGGCGACGATCAAGGAGCAGCTGACGCTGTTCTTGCGCTGCGATGTGGAGAACCCCGCCTTTTCCAGCCAGACGAAGGACGAGCTCACGACGACGAGCGCGAATTTCGGGTCCGCCTGCACCGTGAGCGACGAGTTCGTGGAAAAGGTGGCGAAGATGGGCGTCATGGATGCGGCCTGCGCTCTGACCGAGGTGAAGGAAGCGAAGGCGGCGAAGAAGACGGACGGCGCAAAGACGCGCACCATTCGCGGCATTCCGAAACTCGTTGACGCCAATTTCGCGGGGACGGAGAAGTCGGGGCAGTGCACCATCATCTTTTGCGAGGGAGATTCGGCCAAGGCGGGCATTGTGTCGGGCCTGAGCAAGGAGGACCGCAACACCATTGGCGTGTATCCCGTCAAGGGCAAGTTCATGAACGTGCGCGGCGAGGCGGTCAAGCGCATTGCGGAAAACACGGAAATCGCGGAAATCAAGCGCATCCTGGGTCTGGAGAACGGGCGCGACTACACGGCGGAAGACGTGGCCAAGCGGCTGCGATACGGCAAGGTGCTGTTCATGACGGACCAGGATTTGGACGGGTCGCACATCAAGGGTCTCGGCATCAACCTGTTTCAGAGCGAGTGGCCCACCCTGACGCACATCCCGGGATTCATCGGGTTCATGAACACGCCGATTCTGAAGGCGCGCAAGGGGCAACAAGAGCGCGTGTTTTACAATGAGGGCGAGTTTGAGGCGTGGAAAAGCGGCACAAGTGCAAGCGGTGGTGCGGCTGTGGACGTCAGCACCTGGAACATCAAGTACTACAAGGGTCTGGGCACCAGCACCGGGCGCGAATTCCGCGAGTACTTTGAGCACAAGAAGATTGTGGATTTCGCGCACACGGGCGAACCGAGCGACGACGCCATTGATCTCGTGTTCAACAAGAAGCGCGCCGACGACCGCAAGGAGTGGCTGTCCACGTATAACCGTGCGGATCATCTGGACACCAGCCACAAGCACGTGACGTACGAGGACTTCATGACGCGCGAGATGAAGCACTTCTCCATCTACGACAACCAGCGCTCCATTGCAAACGGCATGGACGGTCTGAAAATCTCGCTGCGCAAAATCCTGTTTGCGGCGTTCAAGAAAGGCGGGCTCAAGACGGAAATCAAGGTGGCGCAGTTCAGCGGCTACGTGTCGGAGCACTCGGGATACCACCACGGCGAGGCGAGCCTGAATGCGGCCATTGTCGGCATGGCGCAGAACTTCGTTGGCAGCAACAACATCAATCTGTTTGAACCCAACGGGCAGTATGGGACGAGGTTAGCCGGAGGGAGAGATTCTGCTAGTGAAAGGTATATCTTCACGCAGCTCAATGCAATCACGCGCTTAATTTACCGCGCGGAAGACGACGCTGTCTTAGAATACCTGGATGACGACGGCCAGCTGGTGGAGCCCACCTTTTACGCGCCGGTTGTGCCCATGGTTCTGATCAACGGCACGAAAGGCATCGGCACGGGGTTCAGCACGGACATCATGTGCCACAACCCGCTGCAAGTGATTGACTACATCCAAAACATGTTGCTGAAAAAGCCCGAGGCGGAGTGGGGCACAATTGAGCCGTATTACCGCGGGTTCAAAGGCACCATCACTGCACTCGCCGCTCCTGGAAAATTCCTGGTTAAAGGTCTGCACACAGTGGACGCTGCGAAGAAGCAGGTGCGCGTGACTGAACTTCCGGTTGGCTACTGGACGGAGGATTTCAAGAAGCACTTGGAGACACTGATTGAGTCCGGCGCGATCAAGGACTACGTGGACATGAGCACGGACACGGTGGTGGATTTCACGATCACGTTTCCTGCGACTGCTGACTTTGGAGCACTTGCCGCGACAGTGGATCACGGGTGCTGCACCGCGGTTGAAAAGCTGCTGAAGCTGTACACGACGGAATCCACGAGCAACATGCACCTGTTTGACAGCCAGGACCAGCTGAAGAAGTACGGCAACGTGCGCGACATTGTTCTGGACTACTACGCGACCCGACTTGATCTGTATGGAAAGCGCAAGACGCACCAGCTGGCGGCCATGGCGGCGGAACTCCGCGTTCTGAGCAACAAGGCGCGCTACATTCAGGAGCTGCTGGACGGCAGCATTGACTTGAGACGGAAGCGCGGCGACGAGCTAACAAGCATGCTGCAGTCCAAGGGCTACGACGCCATAAGCCAGGGTGACCGAAGTGAATGTGGCGGCGATTACAAGTACCTGCTGAAGCTGCCGATGGACAGCGTGAGCGAGGAGAACGTGCATAAACTGCTGAAAGAGAAGGGGCAGAAGGAGTTATGCCATGCCACGCTGAAAGGCACCAGCATTGAGCAGCTGTGGCTGGCCGATTTGGCGGAGCTGCGCGCCGAATACGTGACGCAGGAAGAGAAACGGGTGTCTCTTATATCAACCACGGTTGCATCTTCAACTGGAGCAGCAGCCGGAGCAAAAAAGATCGTCAAAGCAAAAAAGACATGAACACAACCCAACATCCCAACCTGTGTAACCTGTGTAACCTGCCCTGCCTGTGTAACCTGCCTTGCCTGTGTAACTTGTGTAACTTGTTGAATTCATATTTTGAGAGAAAATTAATAAAAATATTTTTTGTTTTTGGTTGTTTGGGGGTTGGTTTGGTTTGTTTGATTTTCTCTCTTTTACGATGTTCAAATTATGGATTCAAAGAACCAATGTGCAAGAATCATTGCGTTTGATGGCGATGCATGCGCGAATGGCTGCGGCGATTTCTTTTTCAGCCGACGAATGAACGGCGTTGGTGGCAACAATTTCCTGAACGCGTGCGGCGAGTTCCACGCCCATGCATCCGGAATTGGGGTCAATGCATTGGCTCATGTGTGCCAGCAGTTTGGTCCATTTTGCGAGCCACAAGGTGCCGGTCTTGCTGCGGTAATGGCGAAACGCGACGACGCAGATGATGCCGTAAATGCCGCAATATCCGGGATTGCATGTGTCGGAGCCGTAGTTGATGTTGTATTCTGGAGAGATGGTGGTGTAAGCCTTGGTGACATTCACGGGTTTACTGCGATTGCCATGATCGTCCAGGATGCGGATGCCGCAGAACTGGTTGCGCCCGTTGGATTCAAAGATGGCAATGTTATACATGTTGGATTTGATTGCTCGGCTCTTGATCAAAATGAGGGAGTGTGCATTTCCTCCGCGGTGCTGCATGTTGATGATGCGGAAACTTTCGAACGGCATGGCGTCGGCCTTGCCCTTTAGCCTGCGATTTGTGTTGGCCTTAGATGACACGAAATAGGAGAGGGGCAGCACAATGACGTAGGCACGCGTGCTGTCAATGGTGACGATTTCAAACTGCTGTCCAACGGGTTCGGACGATGTCAAATACCTCTCAAACTCATCGTTGCGACCTGCGGATTTCTTGAACAATGCGGCACGTGATGTCATGACGTAATGATTTTGTATATTGAAATTGAATTAAAATGGACCAAAGTAATTCAATTTTTATTTTATTTTCAAACTGTTAAAAATCAAAAACAATAATCCGAGCGAAAACAACATGGGTGGAGGACTCGGGGCAAGGAGGGGAAGGGAAAGGTTCGGACACAACGGCCGGCACGGACGTGCCTTTGGAAACCGTAGGTTTTCTGATTTAGAACCACGGTTTCAGTTCCAGCGTCTTGTCGTTTTCGGCGGAATAGACGGGACGATCAATGGGTTTGTACATGGTGCTGGCGTCGCGCTTGTATTGAATGTAGGCACGCGCTTCGTTGTAGAGTTTCGGCACAAACATGTCCACCACGATTTTATTGAGGGCCGCAATTTGACCGGGGATGTCCGTTGCTAAATTCATGGCGCTCTGCAGGAACACGCTGCGCATGATCATTTTCAGGTTGTCAAAGTCTTGCGGGCTGATCAAATATGCGCCGTTGGACATGGCATATACGCCGTTGCGCATCGCATTTTGCACAATCTCCATGTTTCCCGTGCTAAAAAAGGCGTCGCTGAGCGCCGTGTTCTCCCAGTTGCCGATCATGGCATCGTGAAACGACGTGGACTTGCTGGAATTCGGGATTTTGTCGTACATGGCAAACTGCTGCTCCACCGTCGGCCCCAGTATGTCAATCCGACCGTTTGACTTGACATGGTTCGCATTTGAATTTGCATTATTTGAATAATATGTTGAGTGCTGCATTAAATTAAATGTATGTATGTGTATGTGTCTATGTGTCTGTTGTGTATATAAGTTATTGAATTAAATTATATACATATAATATTTTATTTTCTATTTCCATTTGCATCATGATGTTGGACAAGACGGCATTCCTTGAGTTCCTCCGGGAATGCCGTTGTATTCGCATTTGTTAGCAGTCCACCCGGTTGGCATTGTACAGCCGCCAGTGGCATTCACCGTCCAATAATCGGGACACTTGGGAGTTTTGGGCGGCCATGCAACATCGCTGGATTGCCGGTAGAGAGCATATCCAATGAACACCATTGCCCCAATGAGCATGATGATTGCAATGATGATCACAATGCGCTGAAAATTTATTCTTGATAAAAAAGAACCTTGGTCGGAATCCATGATACGATGCAATGACCGATGACGGTTATGGTATGAGACGTTATGCGATTAAATATACAATGTATTATTATTTTTATTTATAATTTGGTTTATTCCAATATTAAACACAATGAACACATAACATATAACACATGCTTAATATAGACACCACCGACACCATTTGATGAATGCATTGAAATTAAATACCAAATCATCTAAATCTAAAATTAAAAAAAATGAAGTAATCACACCCGCAACAATCACACCCGCAACAATCACAACCGCAGAAGCAATCACAACCGCAGCAATCACATCTGACCCACTGAATTTGAATTTGAATTACAATCAAGTTCTCGGCCGGGAGGACATTGCTGCCGGAGTAATCGCCGCATTGAATGAGTTCCAGTCCAAAAAAAACGATCTAACCATTCGGCGAGGAATCTACATTTACGGTAATCCAGGCGTGGGCAAAACCGAATTTGTGGTGCAGTTGCTCAAATCTCTTAATTACGACATGGTGAAGTACGATGCAGGCGACATACGCAATAAATCCATCATTGATCTGATAACAAAGCACAATATGAGCGAGCACAGCGTGCTGTCCATGTTTCAGCGCAAGCCCAAGCGGATTGCGATCGTGATGGACGAAATTGACGGCATGAACAACGGGGACAAGGGCGGCATCAACACGCTGATCAAACTCATGCGCCCGAAAAAAACAAAGAAGCAGCGGCTGGAAGATGTGACCATGAACCCCATCATATGCATTGGAAACCATCACATGGACAAAAAAATACGGGAACTCATGAAAGTCTGCATTACATTTGAAATCCCGATGCCCACCCTGGATCAGGTGGGTGTGATTTTGAAATCGGTGCTGCACTCGCGCGATCTCGCGCTGCACAAAAACGTGGCCCGGTTCATTCAGGGCGACCTTCGCAAAATTTCCATTATCAGTGGCATTTTGAATAATGGATCCGACGACTCTGGCTCCGGCTCCGGCTCCGGAGGATCAGATGGTCACAACAACACCCTGATTCAAACCATATTTCAACCCAAGACAAACAACGAGGACAGCAAAACCATTGTGAAAAAAATTATCAACACGCCCTGCAAACTCAGCGAACATTCGGCATTGATGAATGAGACGGACCGCACCATTGTGGGCTTGCTGTGGCATGAAAACGTGGTTGACGCATTGGCCAAACTACCGCGCCAGCAGGATGCATTTACATTTTACAAGGACGCGCTGGACAACATATGTTTTGCGGACTACATTGATCGCATCACCTTTCAAAAACAGATTTGGCAGTTCAACGAAATGAGCTCTCTAATTAAAACGTTTTACAACAATAAGCTGTATCACGAGCGGTTTAACCCATGCCCGAAATTCAACCCGTCGGAAGTTCGGTTCACCAAAGTTCTTACTAAATACAGCACCGAATACAACAATTCGCTGTTTATTCAAATGATGTGCCAGAAGTTCGGGATGGACAAGAAAGACCTGTTTGCCTTTTTCTTGAATGTTTTTTCCAACAACCAGCAACAGCAACAGCAACAGCAACAGCAACAGCAACAGCAACAGCAACAGCAACAGCAACAGCAACAGCAACAGCAACAGCAACAGCAACAGCAACAGCAACAGCAACGGAAATGGAAATGGCGGGAATAAACTAATGGATGACATCATTGAAGAATTTGAAATCACGAAACTGGACATTCAGCGCATGCAGCGCTATTTGGAGAAATGCACGTATCCAAGCGAAGTTGTGCACGATGATGTAGACGTGGATGAGGATTCTTGTGATTAAATGGATTCATTGGTTGTGGTTGTGGTTGTGGTTGTGGTTGTGGTTGTGGTTGTGGTTGTGTCGGAATCAATCAGCGCGCTCTGACGTTCAATGGTCTCCAAATGCGCGGCAATGACCTCGTCGCGATCCTTTATGGTGGCAATGAGTTCCGAATTCTCTCGGATTTTTTTATTGCACATCTCACGCATCTTTTCCAGTTTTTCGGACTGGGATTGCACCGTTTGTATTAATTCTTCCACTGTCATGCTGCGCGGGTCCGCATTCGGTGCCTTGAATGTGATGACCGCCTTCAATATTGCGTCTTGTTGCTGTTGCTGTTGTTGCTGTTGTTGCTGTTGTTGCTGTTGTTGCTGATTTTTCTGCGTTTTCTCTCTGATTTGTTTCAGCACATCGGGTTTCATGGAAGGATGTCCCGCATCATACAACTTCAGCGCCGCATCCACGTCGCGCATGTAGAACTGCAGCAGGTCCGGCTCTTTTATGAAATCGGTCACCGTCTTCGTGCTGACCCGCATGTTTGAGTTTTTAAGGCCTACATTGGCGAGCAGCGTGCGCTTGTCAAACGTGTTGTGCTCGTGCGAAAACACGAGAATGACCTTCATGGGATCCAGCTGTGCCATGGGAACGGTGTATCCGCGCAAAAATGCGCGCTCTTCCGCCAGGCACGCATCTTCTTCGTATTTTAACTTCATTTCGGAGAGCAGCTCCTTCCAGAAGGCAAACGTGGCAGCCGTCGCGTGATTCGGCCCGTAGGGGCCAAACTGCACCATGAGCGAATGCGGTGCCTTGAAATAAATGCACATTTCGCTGCTGCCCGCCAGCTTGATCCCGGTTTGTCTGGTTCGGTGGTCCAGCAGGGTGGTCACCGCGTGCGACACGCGCTCGGGCGGGTAGTAGTCGTCGTCATCCATGTACACGATGATGTCGCCGCGCGCCCTTTTGTGCATCATGTTGCGTTTCCTGCCGAGAGAAATCTTTTCGTCCAGTTTGAAATATCGGACGCATGGGTGCTGCGACACGAGGTCTCCAATCGGATCGGTGCCGTCATCAATGATGATCCACTCCATGCGATCGCGGGGATACGTCTGGTGGTTGAAGCACTGCAGCATGGCAGCAACGAACGGGCGGCGGTTGAACGTGGGGGTGCACACGCTGACAAACGGGTGCTGCTGCTGCTGCTGCTGCTGCTGCTGCTGCTGCTGCTGCTGCTGCTGCATTGGATTGTGAATTGATTGTGTTAGGTGTATTAGGTGTGTTATGGGATAGATAGATATATCATTATAAAATCTTGGTTTTATTATGTTTTATTATGATATCACGATTATATGATTGGTGTGTATGCCTTGGTGGTTTGATGCATTTTGTACATATTGTAACCAGTATAGAACAGATACAGTAGCATTGCGCCGCACACCCCCGCAATCGTGTATTTGGTTTCATTCGGCAACTCTTTGGATGCAAAAGCAATGATGACTGCCACTAGAACATAAATGTAAACAAGCTGTTTCAACCGTTTTATCAGCTCGGTTATGAAGCGACCCTTGTTGTCCATTATTTGTTTGAACGACAACAGGTACAATAAATAAAAAAATTCGTAAATGACAGGGAACACGGTGACCCAGCCAAAAATGCACATCCACACGAATGTACAAAATAATATTAACCCCTTCTTACCCAGTTGCAAAATGGGGGAAACCGTATAATACGCCAGAGGCATGAACGCGGTTAACCCGCCCAAAAATCCAGGAATCCACATTAAAAACACGAGCAATAAAAATGATGCAAACAATAAATTTGACACAATCCCAAACATGAGCCATAACAGAAATGAAAATAATTTAACAAGTAATGAACTTGAACCGGTGTCCGCCTTGCTTGGGTCCGCCTTGCTTGGGTCCGCATTGCTTGTTGGGTCAATCCCCTGAGCCAACCTTTTAAACGCATTAAACACATAATGCAAAATCAAGCCGCCCAATTGATAGGATGACTGTTGGGTGCGTTCCATCCACCATTTCAAATTTACCTTTGCCTGTATTTCCTTTTGATCCGACATGTTGATGGGACCCTGATTGAACCACCGGGTGGCGTACGGATTATTATTGACGTTTTCATCCACATATTGTTCCGACATGTATTCAGCCGGCTTTGTTAATCCCAAATTTTCAAATCTGGACAATCCTTTCTTCCGTAACATGCTTTCTTTTGGTCTCTCCACCATATCCCCCTTCTCTTGCACCTTTGTCTTACCAAACACGGGATAAGACGCATCGGTGTCAATGTACAACGAGTTCAAATAATTGGACGTTGACCACCAACAAAACACAATAAACCAGATCAGTATTTTCAAAATCAAAAGGAAATAATCCCCAAATTTTTGCGGTGGAGTGTCAGCGGAACTTTCCCTTGGCACCTCACTCAGTTTAGTCATTGTCATCTTTTGGGTTTGGGCGCGAACGTTGCTAAGTATTATAATACTAAATTATTATAATATTATTATTATCATGAGTTTATCTTGAGTTTATCTTGAGTTTATCTTGATTTGGAGATTTGGATTTGATGGGGGGTGGGGTTGGGGTGGAAGTGGTGTTGCTAAATTAAATTCAGTGGTGTTGGTTGTTGGTTCTTGTTGGTGTTGTTGGGGTTGTTGGTGTTGTTGGTGTTATGGGAATGCGCGTCGGTTCGGTTCGTTATCTTGCATACATGAGCGCGCAGTTGCCGCCAATGAACGTCAGCACGTTGTATCTCTCTTCCAGCACCGTGAGATCGTAGTTGTAATCGTAAATGCGCCACTGCGGCTTGTTCACCCCAATGGGCACACTCGGGTCCGCGTTAGGGTCGCAAATCGTGTAAAATTGGGCGTTCTGGTCCAGCGGCGGCACATACGTGCTGAATTCCAGCTCAATCGTGGAGAACTTGCTCATGTTGATGGCGCCGCTGGGCTGATACGTGGCATTGTTTGCATCCAGCCCGAAATTGTAGATGTAAAGCCCGAACGGGGCGGACCCCGTGGTGCGGATGTATTTTTCCACGTAGTTGTACACGCCCGATTCCAGGATGTTTTCGCGGTACGAGCCGTTCAACAGAATGCCGAGCTGCTGCAGAATCTCGCGCTGGTTCTCCACGTTGTAATTCTGCGTGACGTAAAGCCCCGACGGCGTGCCATCGGGCTCCACGCCGGGGCCGATGTATTGTGGTTGATTGCAGGGGTTTGGAAACGCGCCGCTGGCGGGCGCCGGCGTTACATCTTCCGGAATCACGTTCATGTATTTCCAGTTCGTGTAGTTGCTCCACTGGTTGCGCAGGTTGATGTCGCTGCGCTGAAACAGGAACATCCACGTGGCCACCATGCCCATCGTGTTCTGCAGTTCCACGCGGTGGGTGCCCGTGATGTTTTTGAATTCCCACTCGTACGCTTCCTTGAGCAGGTACTTCTGCTCCTGGGACGCAAACACGCGCGACTCTTCGGCGGACAGAAAGCAGTACGTGGACAGCAGGTGCACGTCGGCGTTCCAGTCCGTGCGCTTGTCGTTATACGCGTCGGCCGTGGTAATGTCGGCCGCGGGGGGCGGTTGCAGGAAGCGGTAAAACTGGTACTCCGGTTCATTGAAGTTGGGCTGAATGAAGGGCGCCTGGGCAACCTCGGCGGGGGTGGACGCCGAATGCGTGACATCGCGCGTGACAAAGAGCTCGCGCACCGGGCGCATGACCACGTCAATCTGCAGCTCGTTGTACTGCAGCGCCACCAGCGGAAACGCGGCGCGGCTGTTGTTGCAGAACCACGCATTGAGCGGGATGTAGAGCTTGCGCCCGCGAATGGAGGGCTCCGGCCCCTGCTGGCTCGTGTTGTAATACACGTTGGGGTACGTGCCTTTGCGCCCCGAGAAGTTGGCGGGGTCGTTCAGCTCGGCCGTGCTGCCGGTCATGCTGTCGTACAGGAAGCGCTTGGTGCCGTTCAGGTCGCGCTGCACCTGCGCCAGCAAGTACTTGCCCGTCACGCGCTGCAGAATTTGGCCGCCGACGGAAAATGTTATTTCCTTGATCATTTGCGTGCCGAGGTTTTCAATCCAGCGGAACTCGTAGGGGTGCCACACGTCGCCGCACGCAATGGGCGGGTAAATCGGGCTCCAAATGGTGGGCAGCGTCACCACGAGGTAGGTGTCCATGAGCAGCTCCGCATAGCGGGGGACCGTGAACGTGAATCGCGACTCCTCGCTCATGCGCAACGTGCGCTGCCCGGTGAAATCAATTCTAAATTTTTGCAAGCCAAAATTGGTGTACTTGGCATACGTGGTCTTGAAAAATGATTTTTTGGGGTTGGAATTAAGAATTACGTTTTGATTGCCGTAGGACACAATGTTTAGTAAACCACCCGTCATTTGTATTTATGAGTTTCCGCGTCTTATTAATATATTAATATATTGTTGTTATTATTTTTTATACTGATAATGTAATATCCGGTATATATATTTATATTTGTATTTGTGTCCAATCTATAACTATAATACATGCAACCACCCGAAAGTAGATACGATGCGTCTGGTAGACTGCGCAGTGGTGGTGCTGCTGCTGCTGCACCATATTCAAATAGCGGCGGTATTAGATCTGGACCATCCCTTCAGCTTCCAGGTATGACCAATCCCATCGGACTATCCGACATTACATCCCGATTTGCCAAGGTTTCAGCCCAAGTTAAAGGTGCACTGTCATTCGGCGGCAGCATTTCGCCCGCGGGCCTGTTTTTTCTGCTGGTTATAGTTGCCATCCTGTGCTATTTGTTTGTCACACAATACACGTTGCAACAAACCGAAAAGGGTTCAGTGAACACGATTGAAACCGCTCGTCAGTTGCAATCAATAAAGGAGGCAAACCGCGAGCAGCCTTTGCGTAACTTTTACATTAAAACCGCATTGAATTGCTGCTGTTTAGGCGAATGGAAAAACAATTATGTGGATCTGACGGCGCTGGAATACGCCATCAAGCAGGGTTACCGCTGCCTGGATTTTGAAATTTACAGTCTAAATGATGTTCCAATTGTGGCGGCGTCCACAAAGATGCAAGATTTTCATCACACGGAAACATTCAACCATTTGACTTTTTCGGAAGTGTGCACCCGGATAAACGAACTCGCGTTCACGCAGGCTCCAAACAAGGATGATCCATTGTTCATCAATTTGCGAATCAAGAGCAAGAACAAAGAAGCGAATTTTGTAACACGGATAATTGACTGCATCAAGATGTTCGGCAGCCGGCTGCTTGGACCCGAATACAACTACGAATTTGGGGGTCAAAATTTAGGAAAGGTCCCAATTAAAAATTTCATGGGAAAAGTGATTATCATGGTGGACATTTCAAATTCCATTGTGGTGAAAAACAACTGCCCCAGCACCAGCAAAGATCCTGATTCGTGCTTGCATCAATACGTCAACATTGGAAACGGGTCCCCGTTTTTGCACGATCTTAAATACGAAATGAACGTAAAAAATGCGCCAAATATGAACGAACTGATTGAACACAACAAAAAAAACATGAGCATCGTGTTTCCCGATCCGCCATACACCGTCAACATCAATTTCAATGTGGCGAAAGCGTTTGGTTGTCAGTTCATTGGAATGATGCCGTTATTGAAAGACGCCAATCTGAAACTGTATAATACCGTGTTCAACAAGGACGGCAGCGCATTTGCATTGAAACCGTCTGAGCTGTGTTATAAGCCGGTTGTCATTGAAACGCCGAAATCTCAAAATCCAGCCCTGTCGTTTGCCACCCGACAGTTCATAACCCCCTATGCGGAATTTAAAGTGTAGATGGATGTATGGATG